ATATCAGTTAACTACCCGTTCTTTTTTAAACCGATTCAAGACGGTATGGACAGACCTAAGTCTGAGCTTGCTTATAGGGTTCCTGCAAGTAAGTTTACGCGTAAAAAAATTACTGCTAACGAAAAGCAGGAAGACTTGGTTGGACTTGATACTACTATTGATTGGAAAAATACAGGTGATAACAGTTATGATGGAGAAAAGCTACAACTATTAGTACACGATGAAAGTGGGAAGTGGGAAAGACCCGATAACATATTAAACAACTGGCGAGTTACAAAAACATGTTTACGATTAGGTAGTAGAATTATAGGTAAATGTATGATGGGCTCAACATCAAATTCATTAGACAAAGGTGGAGAAAACTTCAAAAAACTATACAACGCATCCGACGTTACGAAGCGAAACAGAAATGGACAAACAGCGTCTGGACTATATTCTCTTTTTATCCCAATGGAGTGGAACTACGAAGGATTTATTGATGAGCACGGAAGCCCAGTCTTCAATACTCCGAGTAATGAAGTCTTTGACCCCCATGGAGAGTTAATAGACGTAGGTGTAATAGACAATTGGCAAAACGAAGCTGATGGTTTAAAAAATGATCAAGACGCGTTAAACGAGTTTTACAGGCAATTTCCAAGAACTACAGAGCATGCGTTTAGAGATGAAACAAAAAATAGTATATTTAACTTAGTTAAAATATACGAACAAATAGACTACAACGAAGAAATGTTTAGAACGCTAGGTGTTTCAACAGGTAGTTTTCAATGGGTTAATGGTGTAAAGGATTCAAGTGTTATATTTTATCCAGATCCACAAGGTAGATTTAAAATAAGCTGGGTACCACCAACAAATATACAAAATAAAATTGTAATTAAAAATGGTGTTAAATATCCTGGCAATGAACACATGGGTGCTTTTGGTTGTGACTCATATGATATATCAGGAACTGTAGATGGTAAAGGCTCTAAAGGTGCTTTGCATGGTTTAACAAAGTTTAGCATGGAAGACGCACCAGCAAATACTTTTTTCTTAGAGTATATAGCTAGACCACAAACTGCAGAGATGTTCTTTGAGGACGTTTTAATGGCATTAGTGTTTTACGGGATGCCTTTGCTTGCAGAGAATAATAAACCTCGTTTATTGTATTATTTACGAAGACGTGGTTACAGGGGTTTTAGTATGAACAGGCCTGATAAAATATGGAACAAATTATCTACTGCAGAAAAAGAAATAGGTGGTATACCAAACTCAAGCGAAGATATTAAACAGGCACATGCCGCGGCTATTGAAATGTATATTCAAAGCCATGTAGGTATGAATGCTGAAGGTCAATTTGGTAATTGTTATTTTAATGAACTTTTAAATGACTGGGCTAAATTTGATATAAATAAAAGAACAAAACACGATGCTTCTATTAGTTCTGGTCTTGCAATAATGGCTTGTAACAGACATTTATATAGACCAAATGCTGTAATAGAAAAACCGAAACTAAATATAAATATTGCTAAATATACAAATACTGGCAATATGTCTAAATTAATTAAAAAATAAATATGATTGTAAAAAGTTATTTTCCTTCTCAAGTTGTGAGTGACGTGGAAAAAATGAGCTATGATTATGGTTTGAAAGTTGCTAAAGCTATTGAGGCTGAGTGGTTTCACACTGAAAGAGGTGGTAGCAGATACATAACAAACCACAATAACTTTCATAATTTAAGATTGTATGCTAGAGGCGAGCAATCAATACAAAAGTATAAAGACGAGTTATCTATTAACGGTGATTTATCTTATCTTAATTTAGACTGGAAGCCGGTACCTATTATACCTAAGTTTGTTGATATAGTTGTAAATGGTATTGCAGAGCGCACTTATGATATAAAGGCTTATTCACAAGATCCTTATGGTGTAGAAAAGCGAACACAATATATGGAGTCTATACTTAAAGACATGAGGACTAAAGAGCTAGCAGATTTTAGTAAACAAGCTTTTAATATAGATTTGTATGAAAACAAAAAAGAAGATTTACCTCAAACAGAAGAAGAGTTAAATCTTCATATGCAAATAAATTATAAACAAGCTGTAGAAATTGCAGAAGAACAAGCTATTAATACTTTACTAGAAGGTAGTAATTACGAATTAACTAAAAAACAATTTTATTACGATCTTACAGTTTTAGGTATAGGCGCTGTTAAAACTTCATTTAACACGTCGGAAGGTGTTGTAGTGGAATATGTTGATCCTGCTGATTTAGTTTATTCATATACTGAGTCGCCATATTTTGATGATATATATTATGTTGGTGAAGTTAAAAACATACCTATAAACGAACTTGTAAAACAATTTCCTCATTTAACAGAAGAAGACTTAGAAGATATAGTAAAAAACAGATATTACGAAAAAACTAATTATAATCAAGGTTATAATTATGCCGAACAAGACAATAACAAAGTTCAAGTTTTGTATTTTAATTATAAAACATATATGAACGAAGTTTACAAAGTAAAAGAAACTGGTACAGGTGCTGATAAAATACTGCCAAAAGATGATACTTTTAATCCACCTGAAGACTCTGATAATTTTGGCAAACTACACAGATCTGTAGAGTGCTTATATGATGGTGCTATGATTTTAGGAACAGACAAATTACTTAAATGGGAAATGGCTAAAAATATGATGCGCCCTAAAAGTGATTTTACTAAAGTTAAAATGAATTATAGTATAGTTGCTCCGCGTATGTATAAAGGTCGTATAGAATCTTTAGTTGATAGAATAACAGGGTTTGCAGATATGATACAGCTTACGCATTTAAAATTACAACAAGTATTAGGCCGTATGGTACCAGATGGTGTTTATCTTGATGCTGATGGTTTAGCTGAAATAGATTTAGGTAATGGCACAAATTATAATCCACAGGAAGCTTTAAACATGTTTTTCCAAACAGGTTCTGTAATTGGTAGATCATTTACAAGTGAAGGTGATTTAAACCCTGGCAAAGTGCCAATACAAGAAATAACAAGTGGTAGTGGTGGTAATAAAATGCAAGCTTTAATAGGTAATTATAATTACTATTTACAAATGATTAGAGATACTACCGGGCTTAACGAAGCTAGGGATGGTAGTATGCCAGATAAAAACGCTTTAGTTGGTGTACAAAAACTAGCTGCAGCAAATAGTAATACAGCAACAAGACATATATTACAAGCTGGATTATTTTTAACATCTCAAACAGCCGAGTGTTTGTCTCTTAGAATATCTGATATACTAGAATACTCACCAACTAAAGATGCTTTTATACAAGCTATAGGCGTGCATAATGTAGCTACATTAGAAGAAATAAGTGAATTATACTTGTACGATTTTGGTATATTTATAGAGTTACAGCCTGACGAAGAAGAAAAAGCAATGTTAGAAAATAATATTCAAGTAGCAGTTGCTCAACAAGGCATAGACTTAGAAGATGCTATTGATCTTAGAGAAATTAAAAATATAAAACTTGCAAATCAATTATTAAAAATACGTAGAAAACAAAAGCAAGAAAAGGATAGGGCTTTACAACTTGAAAATATACAAGCTCAATCACAAGCTAACCAACAATCCGCACAAGCAGCTGCTCAGCTTGATTTGCAAAAAAAGCAAGCAGAAGCTCAAGCTGACATGCAATTAGAACAAATGAGATCTCAACTAGATTCTCAAAAACAAGCTCAAGAAGTTCAATATAAAAAAGAACTAATGCAATTAGAGTTTCAAATGAACATGCAATTAAAAAATATGGATGTTGAAGGCTTTAAATCAAGAGAAAAAGAAAAAGAGGATCGTAAAGACGAAAGAACTAGAATACAAGCATCGCAACAAAGCGAGCTTATAGATCAAAGAAAACGCGAAAAAGCACCTAAAAACTTTGAGTCTGCAGGTAATGATATATTAGGAGGCGGATTTAATTTAGGAAACTTTGAACCTAGATAACAATTATTAATTATTATTATATTATATTATGGCAAAAAAGAAAAAAGAAACTGTAGCCGAAGAGGCTACTAAAGACAACGTTACAAAAGTTGAAATTAAACAAACAAATGAAGATGACAATGTCATCAAAGTAGATTTAACTAAAAAACCAGAAACAGATGCCGTTCCAGAGCAAAGCACAGGTGAGGTTCCTGTACGCGACGAATCCGAAGCTAGCGAAAAAGTACTCGAAGAAAACGTCGAAGAAACAGATGAAAAACCTACCGGAGAAAAAGTCTCCGAAGAAGTTCAAGATGAAACACCAGCTCTTGAAGAAATAACTGAAGACGAAACACAAGAGCAAGTAGAAAATTTAGCTGAACAAGCTCAAGACGCTATGGCAGAAGCTCAAGAAACTGGTAAACCAATACCTGAAAATTTACAAAAAGTTGTAGATTTTATGGAGGAAACTGGTGGTACACTAGAAGATTATGTAAGACTTAATCAAGACTTTTCTAGTTATGATGACATGACAGTTCTTAGAGAGTACTACAAACAAACAAAGTCTCACTTGACAGACGATGAAATTAGTTTTTTAATAGAAGATTCATTTTCATATGATGAAGAAGAAGATGAGCCAAGAGAGATTAAAAAGAAAAAAATAGCGTTAAAAGAGCAAGTTGCCAACGCTAAAAGCCACTTAGACGGGCAAAAGTCTAAATACTATGAAGAAGTTAAAGCTGGAAGCAGGCTCACTAGTGAGCAGCAAAAGGCAGTTAACTTTTTTAATAGATACAACAAAGAAAGCGAAGAGAATAAAAAAATAGCGGACAAACAAACTAATACTTTTAAATTAAAAACCCAACAAGTTTTTAACGATAAATTCAAAGGTTTTGAATATAACGTCGGAGATAAAAAATATCGGTTTAACGTGAAAAACGCTAATGAGATAAAAGAAACTCAAAGCGACATTAATAATTTTGTCAAGAAGTTCTTGAATAAAGAAAATGAAATGTCAGATGCTAAAGGTTATCACAAGTCTCTGTTTACAGCAATGAATCCCGACGCTATTGCTAAACATTTTTACGATCAAGGTAAAGCTGATGCTATGAAAGATAGCGTTGCTAAGGCTAAAAACGTAAGTATGGATCCAAGGCAATCATTTTCTAATGATAACACTAGCGGACCTAAAGTAAGAGTGCTTAACGATGATACTTCTCCAACTTTTAAGTTTAAAATTAAAAATAAATAACAAATTTAAAATTACAAAATTATGGCAATTACTGCAGGAGGTAGTTTAAATAGTGTTCCAGCTCCAGTAAAGCAAACACTACAAGACAACTATCTAGATTTGGCGTCAACCGCAAACCAAGGTTGGGCGCAACAATATTTACCAGACTTAATGGAAAAAGAAGCTGAAGTTTTCGGACCGAGAACTATTTCAGGATTTCTTTCGCAAGTTGGGGCTGAAGAAGCGATGACTGCTGACCAAGTTGTTTGGTCTGAGCAAGGTCGTTTACACTTATCTTATTTAGGACATGTTCACTCTACTGCTAGTGGTGCTGATTCAACGTCTCAAATAGATATTATATCTGACATTGATGGAAATACTGACGTAGCGTCTGGTAATCATGGTATTAGAGTTAATGATACTGTTATTATTTCTGATCCTACTAACGGTGTTAAAAAAGGTTTAGTAGTAACAGTAGCTACTGATAGAATTGACGTAGCTATATATGGTGCTGCTGCTTTAACTGGTACAACTTCTGGTAGCGCAACAACTATATTAGTTTATGGTTCTGAATATCCAAAAGCTTCTGCTTATTTTACAGCTGCTGGTACAGCAACTGCTACTACTAGAGGTGCTAACGAACCTTCTTTCAAGTCTTTTAACAACAAACCAATTATCATGAAAGATTACTACGAAGTATCAGGATCTGACGCTTCTAGAATTGGTTGGGTTGAAGTTTCTGCTGAAAACGGACAATCAGGTTACTTATGGTATTTAAAAGCTGAAGCTGATACTAGAGCTCGTTTCACTGATTATATTGAAATGGCTATGTTAGAAGCTGAAAAAGGTGGTGCTGGAAATGACCTTACTGAAGAAGCTGGTGTTATGGGTGATGGTAGCGTTACTGCTAACGACACTACTAAAAACACTGGTACTGAAGGTTTGTTTGCAGCTATTGAAACTAGAGGTAATGTAACTACTGGTGTAACTGGTGTTAACGCTTCTACTGATTTAGCTGAGTTTGATGCTATCTTAGCTGAGTTTGATAAGCAAGGTGCTATTGAAGAATACATGATGTTTGTTAACAGATCAACTAGCTTAGCTATTGATGATATGTTAGCTTCAATGAATTCTTACGGAGCTGGTGGTACATCTTATGGTGTATTTAACAACTCTGAAGATATGGCATTAAATTTAGGTTTCACTGGTTTCAGAAGAGGTTCTTATGACTTCTATAAATCTGACTTTAGATATTTAAATGATTTAGCTACAAGAGGTGGTATTAATGCTACTGCTGGTGCTAACGCGCTTAGAGGAGTTATGATTCCTGCTGGTACTTCTTCAGTTTATGACCAAACTGTTGGACAAAGCATGAAAAGACCTTTCTTACACGTTAGATATAGAGCTTCACAAACTGATGACCGAAGAATGAAGTCTTGGGTTACTGGTTCTGTTGGTGCTACTACAGCTGCGCTTGACGCAATGCAATTACACTTCTTAACTGAAAGATGTTTAATTACTCAAGGTGCTAATAACTTTATGTTATTAAAATAAGCACTTATTATTTTAAGGATCGAGGCTTCGGCCTCGACCCTTTCTTTTATTAATTTTATTATATATTATATTATGGCAAAAAAACAAAAAACAAAAGAGGCAGAGGTGCCTGTTGTTGAAACACCAGTTGTTGAAACACCAAAACCTAAAAAAGTTGAACCTGCAAAACCAAAATGGGAAGTAAGAGATAGAGTTTATAGATTAAAATCAATAAAACCACTATCTTACATGTTAAAAAGTTCTAACGTTTATTGGTTTGACGAAGAAAAAGGTTATGAAAGAGAATTAAAGTATTGTGAAAACCAAAGAACACCATTTGTTGACGAAATGAAAGGCGATCAAAGATTAGCTCATATTATTTTTAGAAATGGTAATTTATTTGTTGAAAAAGAAAAAACAGTTTTACAAAAACTTTTATCTTTATATCACCCACATAGAAACACTATATATGCAGAACATAATCCTGTTGCAATAGCTGAAACTCAAATAGAAGTTTTAGAATTAGAAGCAGATGCAATAGTTATAGCTAGAGAAATGGATATTGAAATGGCAGAAGCTATTATGAGAGTAGAAAAAGGTTCTGAAGTGTCTAACATGAGTTCTAAAGAGCTTAAACGCGATTTACTAGTATTTGCTAGAAGAAACCCTGCTTTGCTCTTAGAATTAGCCGCTGATGATAATGTTCAGCTTAGAAATTTTGGTATTAAAGCTACAGAGCTTGGTATTATTAAATTAAGCGACGATCAAAGAAACTTTTTATGGGGATCAAATAATAGACCTATAATGACAGTTCCATTTGACGAGCATCCATATACAGCTTTAGCGCATTGGTTTAAAACTGATGAAGGTATGGAAATATATTCAAATATAGAAAAAAGATTAAATTAATCAAACTGTAGGAGCGGTCGCTCTTCGGGGCGATCGCAAACTACAAAAAATAAAATATGGATTTCGGTATAAACATAGACAAAGTATATCAAAAAGTATTAGCAATAGCTAATAAAGAGCAAAGAGGTTATATAACACCTCAAGAATTTAATTTGTTTGCAGACCAAGCTCAAATGAGTATATTTGAACAGTACTTTTTTGATATAAATCAATTTAATAGAGTTCCTGGAAATCAAACTGATTTTTCTGATCCATTGTCTGGTTTAGAAGAAAAAATAAGTTTTTTTAAAAGAAGACAACAAGCTTTAACTTTAGCTAATAACTTTGGAGATATATATTTAAATGATTATATATTTGACATGTTTAAGCTTGGCACTGTTTACCGAAGATATAAAAACGAAAGTTTAAAAACAGTAGATCCTATAAGTTCTTTAGAAGAATTTAGACAAATAACTGCTAGCAAAATGTTAGCACCCACCGAACTTTACCCTAAATACATAAGGTACTACGCAGAATCAAGCTCTAACACATCAAAAGATAGAATTAAAATATCTCCATATGTTAATTTAAAAAATCTAGAAACTACTACTGGAAGAGCTCAAGTTTTTGCTGACTACATAAGAAAACCAACAAAACCTAATTGGAGTTATGTAGTAGTAAATGAACAAGCACTATATGATTCAACAAAAGCAGTTGATTTTGAATTACATAAATCTGAAGAAAATAATTTAATATTTAAAATATTGCAGTTAGCAGGTATAACAATGGATCCAAATTTATATCAAGTAGCTACTCAAGAAGAAATAAAAAATATTCAACAAGAAAAATCATAATAAATGGGGTTAATAAATCAAACACAAAGAGAATATTACGAAGGCATTGATGGCGTGCAAAATAGTGGAGATCAAGTTTACGGCAACTATCAATTTGTTAGCTTAGAAGATGTTATAAATCAATTTATGATTATATATGTTGGTGAAGACAAATTAATAACTAAAGCTAGAAAAACAGATGTTCAGTTTCACGGTATGAGAGCACTGCAAGAATTTTCATTTGATGTATTTAAATCTTATAAGTCAATAGAAATGACTGTGCCAGCTACACTTCAACTTCCTTTGCCTATTGACTATGTAAACTATACAGCTTTATCTTTTGTAGATAATGCTGGGGTTAAACGACCTTTACAACCTTTATCTAAAACATCTAATCCTATTGCTTATCAACAAAATTCAGATGGTAGTTTTAAATTAGAAACAAATAGTTATATTAGAAATTTCGCTGTAGGTGGCAGCCCTATATTTGAAACACAAACTAATACTAAAATAGATCCTATAACAGGAGAAGTTATTACTGTTACTGAAGAAATTGTTGTTGGATTTACAGAACAGTTTTTACCAACAAATGAGTATGAAGAGTATGGTATTACAAAAAGTGGTAAAACAAGTGCAGCATCTGGAGCTGGTGATGTAAAGTCTGATAATTTATTACCTAAGTTTGCTAAAGAAACAAGAGTAGCTATTACTAACGCTAGTGGTTATAACAATAGTGAGTTAGCTTATGGACCTGGTAGCGCTATGCAAATGAACTTTTTTACTGCTGGACACGATATAGAAGTTGGTATGACAATATTTGCGCCTGGTATACCTCCAAACACAACAGTAGCTTCAGTAGGAGATTCTACAAGCTCTGATTATCCTGGTATGGGAATAACAATGACAAACCCTGATTATCAAAGATTTTTACTTGATGGTTCTTCAGCGGTGTCAAATGGCTATCCTCAAAGTACTCAAATATTAGGTGAAGAAGTTATATTTGTTGATTTAAATAAACAGTCTACTACTTGGTCTAGGTATAAATCACATACGCCTCAAACAAATATTCATAATGATTACGAAGATGATTATAGATTTTATGCAGAAGGACGTAGATACGGTATAGATCCGCAACATGCGCAAGACAATGGGTCTTATTATATAGATAGTAATACTGGTTTAATTCATTTTAGCTCTTTTATATCAGAAAAAATAATAGTTTTAGATTATTTAAGCGATAGCTTAGGTACAGAGGCCGAAATGCAAGTGCACAAATTTGCAGAAGAAGCAATGTATAAATATATAGCACATGCAATATTATCTGGAAAAAGAAATATACCTGAATATATAATAAACAGGCTTAAAAAAGAAAAATTTGCTGAAACAAGAAAAGCAAAATTAAGATTATCAAATTTAAAATTAGAAGAATTAACTCAAGTACTTAGAGGTAAATCTAAGTGGATTAAACACTAATACATGGCGAGAATAAATAATGTTTTTAGTCAAGGTAAGATGAACAAAGACCTTGATGAAAGAATAATACCTAATGGTGAATATAGAGACGCAATGAACGTACAGCTTTCTACTTCAGATGGCTCAGATGTTGGTGTTATACAAAATTTATTAGGTAACAAAATCTTGTCTAGTTCAATAGATATTGTTAGTGGAACTTGCGTAGGAACTGTTGTAGACGAAAAAGACAATGCTATTTATTGGTTTGTTACTGATAGCAATAGAGATATAATATTGCAATATAAAAACGATTTAGTAGTAACTGTTTTTAATGATCCTAGTAAAAGAATTTTAAATTTTAATAAAGACAATATAATAACGGGTATAAATATATTAGATGAGTTTTTATTTTGGACTGACAATGAATACGAGCCTAAAAAAATACATATACAAAGATCAATAGATGGCACTAGTCAAGATATAACAGCGCAAACAAAACTTTTTACTAACAACACCTTAACAGATGTAGATGTTACAGAAAGTCATATTACGGTTATAAAAAAATCCCCTAAATATCCACCTGTTTTAGAAATGCTAGATGGTAGAAGAGAAGGTTTAATTTCTGCTAGCATAGATTTTGATTTTACTAATTTAAATGTTGGAGACTCTATAACTTTTAATGATCACGATTTGGGTAGTTCTGGCTTACAACACAATTGGCAAGAAGATGATATTTTAGTTTTACAACATTATGACGACAATGTTCCTTTAGTTCCTTTAGAAGAATTTGAAATCAAATTACAAATTACAATTATTAATGTTGTAAATACATTTCCTCCTAGTGGACTACCATCATTAGATATTGATTATACAGCTGAAATAATAAGTATATCTTCTTTAACGCCAGTAGGTATAGACGCTGTTACTGGCTTACCACCCTCTTTTGTAATAGATTTATTTGAACCTACTGAAAAAATATTTGAATTTAAACTTCCACGTTTTGCTTATAGATGGAAGTATGAAGACAAAGAATATTCTAGTTTTTCACCTTTTTCAGAAATAGCATTTTTACCTGGTCCTTTTGATTATCATCCAAAAAAAGGTTTTAACTTAGGTATGGTTAATAATTTATCTCAACTTTTTATAAAAGAGTTTATAACTTTAGACATACCAGAAGATGTTATAGCTGTAGATATACTATATAAAGAATCTAACTCTGCAAATGTTTATGTTGTTGATACTTTAAGAAAAAATGATCCTGTTATAGAGAACTCTCCTTATAACAATATTTACAACGCGTGGACGTATGAAAATTTATACGATGATACTAACTCTTTAAAAAGGCAGGGTAAGTATGAAATCAAATCAGAAACTATTTACGCTACGCTACCTTCAAATCAATTATTAAGATCTTACGATACTGTTCCTAGAAAAGCTTTAGCACAAGAAATAACAGGTAATAGATTAGTTTATGGTAATTATGTTCAAAATTACGATTTAAATAATTTATCTGTAGATTTTAATGTTGGCTTAAGTACATTTGAAAACATTCGTTATTCACAACAACCATTAGGCTCTGTAGTAAATATTCCTAACAAATCTTTAAAATCTATAAGAGATTACCAAATAGGTGTTATATATTTAGATGAGTATGGTAGACAAACACCTATATTAAGTAGTACTAATGGTATAAAAAAGATTTCAAAATCAGATGGTGATAATTATAATCAATTTAAAGTTAAGTGCAAACATAATCCACCATCTTTTGCAAAAAGATTTAAATTTTATGTAAAAGAAACTTCTAATGAATATTATAATTTAGCTTTAGATCGTTATTATGATTCTGAAGATGATAACATATGGCTTTCATTTCCATCTTCAGATAGAAATAAAGTCGATATAGACACTTTTTTAATATTAAAAAAAGGTACTGAATCAAATGATTTAGTTGGTGAAGAAGCCAGATATAAAATTTTAGCTATTGAAAATGAAGCTCCAGATTATATAAAAAGAAATGAGTTATCTTTAGGTTTAGAGTTTCACAACAATACTACTAATGATATTTTTACTCAAGACACTAATAATTTTCCATTACAATCAAAAGACTCTTTTAGCATAAATTACGAACCTTTTGAAAATAGTAGTTTAGATAATTTACATAAGCTTTTACAAAATTTAAATATTAAAGAAGAAATACAAGTTCAATTTAAAAATACTTCTACACAACAAGCTTCAAAAAAATATAGAGTAACAAATATATCTGCTACAATAGACGCTAGCACTGGTAATCCTACACCTGGAACTCAAGTTACTTTTCAACTAGATTCAGAATTAGAAAGTGACGTTAACTTTATATATGACAGTACTAATTTACAAATAAAAAATGTTGTAAGTGTTTCTTTTGAAAAAGTTATTGTTGAAAATAGTCCAGAGTTTGATGGTAGATTTTTTGTAAAAATATATACTGACGATGTTATAAAAAAATATTTAGACCCGGCTGTAACAGCAGAAACTCAATACAGAACTTTAGCTTCTAGAAAAATATATTATAGAAGTTCAAATTTTTTAGATTTACACTCTAACGGTCAAACTTCTTTAAACCTTGACAACTATCACGATAACGGCGTTTTAGCTAGCACTTTTAACGCTTCTACAGGTATTGGTCGTAGAAATGATCTGTATGATTATTGGTATAAATTTTGTGCTTACGCAAGGCAAAATAAAACTCATACACCAGATGTTAATAGAATAAGTAACACTGAAACAGTTACAGCTAATACGTATCAAGATGTTTGGTTTATTAATGATTATAATTGGGATCAACAAAGCAGTGGTATTGTAGATACTGGAGGTAGTTATAGTAGTGATGTACATACTGATGTTAATCCTAACTTTAGTTTAGCTACAGACAGAGTTGCTAATGGTATAAAAAGCTGGACAAATAATTCTAGAATAGAAATATCTATAACAGGCTTAGAGCCTGACCCTGACAATTTGCAACACCTTCAACCTCAATATAATATACAAAATAATAGTGATAATGATGGTTGGACTACTGGACTATCTTCTATATATAATGTTGGCGAAGGAAGTGTAAATGAATTGTTTGCTGGTGAAACAAGTTTTGTTAACTCGTTGCAAGTTGGTAAAAAATTAAGATGGTCCGACGATCCAACCGGTACAGTATATACTATAACATCTGTTACAAGAAGATATATATTAGAATATAACGCTGATGGTCAAGTTGGTGGTACGAGTTTTTCACAAAATCAATTTAGAAGACCTGAAAACTACACTACATCTTGGGTTATGTATTTAGACAAGCCAATAGTTTGGGATCCTACACTTCCTTATGATGGTCAAGAACCAATGAACGGTTTTTCGCCAAACACAGATCCGTATGCTGCGCTTGCGGTTGATGGTAGTGGTATTACACCTAGTTCTAACGTTACTTGGGATGGTATTAAAATAGCTCAAGGATATACGCTTGAAGCTGTTGAGCCTATATACGGCGATAAAGTTATGCCTACTAATCCTAGTATATTTGAAACTGAACCAAAAGAAAACATAGATTTAGACATATATTATGAGGCTAGCCCAGAATATCCTATAACACTTAATGAACAAAATTTATTTAACGTTGTAAAATTAGGATCAATTGTTACTTTACCATCTTCTAACACGACTGATAGTTTAGGTACTTATGAAGTTACATTAACTGATTTTAATGAATCAACTGGTTTGTTTGAGCTTACTAGCTCTAACTTTTCAGGATTTTCTATAGTAGAAAATAGTACTACTTTAAATTTTACAAGTGATGGTAAAACTATAAACTTAAAAATATTAGAGCAGCCATCGGCTCCTAGTGGAGGTAAAGTTTATTTACGCATGGAAATGGACTTACACAACTCACCTATAGAGCTTGATTGGTTTAATTGTTATAGTTTTGCAAATGGTGTTGAATCTAATAGAATTAGAGATAATTTTAATGCTGTTGCTATAGACAAAGGCGCTGTAGTATCAACTACGTTAGACGACCAAAACCTTTATAATGAAGACAGAAAAACAAACGGATTAATATTTTCTGGTATATACAACTCAATAGGAGGTATAAATGAGCTAAACCAATTTATACAAGCAGAAAAAATTACAAAAGACATTAACCCAACTTACGGTAGTGTTCAAAAATTATTTAGTAGAAATACAGATTTAATAACTTTTTGTGAAGATAGAGTTATAAAAATATTAGCAAATAAAGACGCTATATTTAATGCTGATGGAAACCCACAGTTAACTGCTAATGAAAATGTATTAGGACAAGTAATACCTTTTGTTGGTGATTATGGTATATCTCAAAATCCAGAGTCTTTTGCTAGTGAAAGTTATAGGGCTTATTTTGCTGACAAACAAAGAGGCGCTGTACTAAGGTTATCAATGGATGGTTTAACCGCTATATCAAATGACGGTATGAGAGATTATTTTGGCGAAAAATTAAAAAATACAACACACTTAATCGGTAGTTATGATAATAATAAAGAAGAGTATAATTTAACAGCTTTATATGAAGGAGTTTCTGTTAATAATGACTTAAATACAACTATTAGTTATGATGAAAAAGTAAAAGGTTGGACTAGTTTTAAATCATTTATATTAGAAAATGGCTGTAGCATACAAAATGATTATTTTACTTTTAAAGATGGTAATTTATACAAACACCATGTTGATGGCACTAATGCTAATGAATTTTACGATATAAAAACAGATTCTAAAGTTGAATTTGTATTTAATCAAGATCCTTCTTTAATAAAATCTTTTAATGCTATAATGTACGAAGGTAGTCAAGGTAAAGTACAAAACCTACCCGGTTATGTAAATAATAATTTTTATGGTTACAAAAATTTACAAAATAAAAACGGTTGGTATGTAGAAGAAATAAATACAGAAAAATCCAAAGGTAGTGCTTTGAATTTTTTAGAAAAAGAAGACAAATGGTTTAGTAGTATAAGAGGTTTTAACACTCTTGACAAGAGCCATGATATTGATTTAAAAAAGTTTTCTGTTCAAGGTATAGGTAGCATATCAAGTATTAATGTTAAAATTTAAACTATGAAACATATAAATTCAGTATTTTTTGATACTTCTCCTATATCTAAAACAAAGACTATAAAAAATTTATTTATACGTGGTGATATTGGTGCGGTTTTTAGTGTCTATGTAGTTAGGAATAATGATAATTATTATTACAATTTTAATACAAAAAGTTTTCAAGCTGCGTCTACTAGACTTCTTCAAAAAGAAATTATTAATAATAACAAAACTTATATTGTAAAAATTGTATTTCCAACAGTAACTGCTGATAAAAATTACGATGTATATGTTTATGCTGAGTCTCATTTTGATACTAGTTTTAATAGTGATTTTGAAGAAAGTTTGTTATATAGAGTTAAAAATATAGACAACAGATTAAACAAAGATGGTACATATTATTTAAATAGTGATACTAAACTACCTTCTAGTTTATATCAGTATGCTGATAAAACAATAACAATATCTACGTTGCATAGTGACTCTGCAGTTACTGAAGCTGTAAATAGTAGTAAAACAAACACAAACTTAAATGTTAGTGGCGCTGATTTTACTTTTTTAAAGCCTAGGGGCAGGGTGTATAGCAACGTTACTAACAGACTAAGTGTCGTTGATAATCCAGAAAACAAAGCTACAGCTAATTTTTTACCTGCAATGGGATTAGTTAATCACTCAATGCAACTTGCTAGAAAACCAATACTTAACGACTTTTTTGTAACAACAACACAAACAGTTAATGGTGCAACTTCTAGTTCTACTGATGTTATTCTTGACTCTGTAGATAATATATATGTTGGTATGAAAATACAAAGTGTTAGCTCTGGTTCTTTAACAGCTAATACTCATATAACTAAAATTAATCAAGAGACAAAGTTAGTTACTATGTCTCAAAGTAATAGTTTTGCAGATGGTATAACTTTAACTTTAAGATCGTATGGTCTTTCTAATATATACAATTTATTTAAAACAAGATTAAAAATAGCTAATTTAGCTGGAGCTTTAAGTACTGTAACACATCCAGACACAGGCCAATCTACAGAATTTAATTTTGTAACGACTAAAAAAAGTAGTGATTTAACTACAGGCGTAAATTGCGATGTTACAACTACTAAAGGTTTAGGTACTGGTGATACTATTTTTGCGGCAGGATTAACAACTGGAGACGGAACAGCTGATGGAACGCCGATAACAATAGCTTCTATAACAGACTCTGACACTATAGTTCTTACAGATCCAAATAGCGATGGTAATGCTTTAGCAAATAACAGTACAATATTAGAAAACACAGTAATGTTTTTTAAAGGAAGCTCTTTAACAGCAGATATAAGTTTTGATATAGAGTTTTATGAAATAGGTGATACTAACTTTACTTTGTTTTTAGATTTAGATAATATATTAACAATAACAGACGAGTCATAATGATAGTAGAATACACAATACAAGGAGAAATAAACGCGTCAGTTCAAGTTGGTGATAACGTTTATTTTAGTTTAAAAACTTTAGATTCTAGTTATGAAACTAGTAATGAATTTACTTATTCAGGAATTATTGATAGTATTGCAAAAGGTTTATCTAGCTCTGTTATATCTGTAGAAGTAGATAATTATAACAATGTACCTGGTGGATCAAATTATCAAAACGTTGATATTAACGACTATTTTCTTTTCTTTTCAAAAGACTCTAGTGTTAATATAAATAGAATTAAAGGTTATTATGCTAACGTAACAATGAAAAATGATTCTAATGATAAAGCAGAGTTGTTTACAGTTGGCGCAGAAATACAACCTAGTAGTAAATAACACTAAAAAAGTGTAATTATAAAATATAAAACAAACAATATGTCAAACGGAAATAAAGATTACAACTTTCCTGGTTATGGTTTTGGATTTGATAAACCAATGTATAGTCCTTATGGCGCTCCAAGCAGTGCGCCTGTAGACAATCAAGTTTATGGTCCTTATGTTTTGCCAGAAGTAACTGTTACTGATAATGCACCAGCACCTATGGCAAGAGTTGGTGTTCAAACAATACCTACTAGTCCATTGCCAGGTCCAAATATGTTACCTGGGACTTTTGTACAAGCACCTATGTACGGGCCATTTAATCAAGCTGCTAGAACTGCAGCGGTTAGTGGCGTTGCTAATGCTGCTGCAAGTGGAGCTACAAGTGCTATTGCAAGTGGAGCCACAAACGCTTTTGCAAACATGTCACCTGCAATGCAGTCTGGTATTATCGGAGGTGTTGCTGGTATAGCGCAAGGACTTATTGGTAGAGGAAAAAGAAGAAGAGAGCAAAGAGCCGCAGCCGCAGAATATAGAGGTATGAGAAGAAGATTTGAAAATTTAGATACTAGTAACTTAGCAGCTAGCGTGCAAAATCCGTTTGCAGAAAATGTTTTTGAAGACTTAACAGTTAATACTCAAGCAGCAGAGTTTGCAGCACAGCAAGGTCAACAAGCTAGAGCAAATATAATGAATCAGTTTAGAGGGGCTGCAGGTAGTAGTGGTATAGCTGGTTTAGCACAAGCTTTAGCAAATCAAGCTACAACTGCTTC